TTTTTTATTGGTTATTTACCTGTATCTGTTTTCGCGGCTTCCGTTGGTGATGTTTACTATACAACTAGTTCCGGTTATCCCCGTTGGACTGCTGACGAGTCGTGTGCTGCGTCGGCTGGTCCGAGAAATTATACCTATGCTGCAAACGGCGCTTGTTACCATACTATGGAAAGTGGCAAACAAAGTGCTTTTGATTTTTACTCACCATCGGTTTGTAATGCTGGACAAATAGCTACTCCATCTCACATATGTTTTGGTAATTCTCCTTCAGATGAACCTGAATGTCCTGCTGCTGGCACATCCTTTTCAGGTATTCCCAATATTGATGCAATTGGTTCAGGTTCTGTTGATGCTGATGGCTGTCAAGTTGTACCTGTTTATCAATGGTTACCGCCGTCTGAATGTGATGACGGATCGGGTCAGGCATGCCTTGCCATTTCTGGTTATCAGTATGGTGATCAGCCACCAGTAACACCCCCAAAACCCTGTTATGACGAAAACGGTACATTAACAGGTACAGTTTCCCCCAATGTGAGTTGTCCAACAGGTGGCAGTTCTGGCGGTGAAGATGGCTCCGGAGACGGCTCTGGTGACGGTTCCGGCGATGGATCAGACGGTGGTTCCGGCGATGGATCAGACGGTGGTTCCGGTGATGGATCAGACGGTGGTTCAGGTGACGGTACAGGAGACGGGTCCGGTGATGGTTCTGGTAATGGTAATTCATCCGGTGGGACGTCTGGCGGTGGCACAGCTAATCAGGGTGATTCTGATCAAGCAAAATTCTGTACAGATAACCCAAAAGCGTTGGCCTGTCAGGAGATTGATTATCAGTCCTCCGGGGATTCAGGCGGACGCGATCCAGACGGATTTGATATTGATCCATTGGATGCAGAGATAGAACAGGAATGGTCTAAGCTCCGTGACGTAATCAATGATACCCGTTCTGAAATTTCAAACACGTTTAGTTTTTCGGTTTCTGGTGGTGGCGGTGCTCTTCCGTGTTTTCCCTTTATTGATTTCATGGGGGTCAGTAAACAGATCTGTTTATCTGAATACAGCAATGAATTGAGTAAGCTTGCTGCCGCTCTTTTTTTTCTGTGTGTTGTGATTGGAATTCTCATTATTCTGAGGTGATGTATGCTTGAATTTTTCAATGATGTTATTTCATTCTTTGGTGATATAAAGGATTGGATTTATTCCGGCATTTATACATTTACTGTTGATGCCTATGCCTATTTTATTAAGGAGTCCGTTAAAGCTTATATTGGCTTTATGATTACAGCCATACCCTTTGCTTGGGACGTTGCTCAATCCATCATGAATGATTTGAATATTTCATCCTATTTGAATTCTGCATGGGGAACGCTGGATGCTCCCACGCGTAGTATTCTCGGGTATTTAAAGATACCTGAAGGCGTTAACTTTATTTTATCATCCGCGGTCACACGCTTTGTTCTTAGATTTATTCCGGGGTTCTGATTATGTCCATTTCTATCCATCACGGTGCAAATGGTTCCTATAAAACCGCTGGTGTTATGTCGGATTATTTTATCCCTGCGGCTAAAGCGGGCAGGGTTGTTGTGACCAATATCAGGGGTGTCAGCCGCGAGCGTACGTTCCTGCATATGCAAGATGTGCCTGACTCGTTTGATGTTGTGTTTGTCGATACTGATACCCGAGAGGGCCGTTACCAGATGGCCACCTGGTTTCATTGGGCACCCTTGGGCGCTCTCTGCCTGTTCGATGAGTCCGGTGTCATGTTTCCCAAGGCGTGGCGTCAAAAGGATTTGGATGCTCTCGATTATCCAGGCGGACCGGACCAGGCCTCCATTGATGGCCGACCTGCCAACTGGGTTGAAGCCTGGGAGATGCACCGCCATTTTAACTGGGATATTGTATTAACTGCTCCCAATATCAAATCCATACGCGATGACATTCGCCAGACCACTGAAGGCGCCTACAAGCACAAAAATAAGGCCTTACTTGGCCCCATGTTTAAAGGTTATAAAGAGGGTTACCATGATGCTCAAAAAAACGGACAATCAGCCTCAGACTTTGACGTCGTACGAGATAAACGGGTTAACCCTCTGGTCTTTAGACTCTACGACTCCACCAAAACGGGAGTCGCGTCGCAAACGCTTAATGGGTTCAATCTCTTTAAATCGCCTCGTGTCCTATTTGCGTTGGGTATCACCGTTCTCTCTATCGGTTACAGCATCTACGCAGGCGGACTCGACCGGCTCTTCAGTTCTCCTATGGGTGTTTCAGAAGCTTTACCGGTTGCTCCTGCTTCCGATCCGTCTGCTGACTTTTCTCCTCAAGCCCCTGTCTCTGTTTCTGGGGTTCGTCCTGTTCCGGATGATGATCCTGGTCACAGTGATGTGGTGCCTCGCCCAGATCGTCAAGCTGGTTCTATAGAGTCTGGACCTCTTTCTGGTTTGAGACTCTGGATCTCCGGTTATGCTTCAGCCCCAAATCGGATTTATTACTCCTTGAGTGTCCTGGTTGAGGGTGATCCCGTCGAATACCTTGCATCCGACCTTCGCCAGATGGGTTATCACTTCAATGGTTATGGTCGCTGTTACGGTGAAATTGTCTATCAGGGTGAATCCTATCCCGTTACCTGTGTTCCCCTAGTGCTTCGAAATAGCAGTGGTAAAGCGTTCGGGGCGGGGCGAGAGGGGCGGAATGTTGAGCACCCGAACGCACCGCCCCGGACGGCCCTGTAGCACGTTAGATAAACGCCTAAGAAACGACCTGTTAGACCATTGTTAACCCCCTGTTGTAAGGATTGAAAAAATGTCCCAGGTAAAGGATCAGATCCGCATGACGTTAGACGGCCAAGAGTGTGATCACGGCCGGTTGTTCGTATCCCCTCAAACGGCACAGATAACCGATTTGTCAGCAATCCGTGTGCTTCACGTTGGTGTTGATACGGTTCGCCAGTTGTATCGTGGTGTATGCCGTGAGGATCTCCTCTCGACCCTGGAACAGTCTCAGGGGCTGGTCAGTTTGTTTGGTTATCATTGGTTTGCTGGCCGTGTAGGCCGCGACTCTGGCTATCAGTACAAGCTTCAGAACGCCGATTTGGGTCTGATCCTCCTGTTCAAAAACTTCAACTGTAAGGCTGATGTGTCTGGTCCTCATCTCAAGATTGAAGTGAGTCCCCACCTCATCCGGCAAATGGAGCCTGGTCAGCTCCAGTCTTTGATGGATCGCCTGGCTGGTAAAATTTTGCACCAGTCTCAGCCCACCCAATGCGCCGTTCATATTGCAGTCGATATTCAGGGGTGGATGCCACCGATTGACATGGTCCCCCGTATGCAGTGTCGGTCGAAGCTGCAACGGGATTTCTCGGGTGTTGAACGCATTGAATTCGACGAACGCGCAGCCGTGTATGGCCGTGGTAAATCGTTCTTGTGGGGATCGGCCAATGGTCATCAGCTGGCCATTTACAACAAGACCGATCAGGCAAAGGCGACTGATAAGCTCGACTTCTGGCAGGACGTTTGGCGTTCTGCTGATAATCCCTTCGATGATTCAGACCCTCATAACTATGATCCTGATTTGCCCGTATGGCGCATTGAGCATCGCTTTCATCACTCAGTCATCGAGCAATTTGCACAGGGCTCAGTCAACGTCCAGACCGGGGAAGTCATCGATACCCATACATACGCCGAGATTGCTGCTCATTTGACTGCTATCTGGCGTTACGGCTGTACGGCGTTCAAGCTACTGTCGTCGGCAACTGTGTTTGATCCTGTGTGGACGTTCCTTCGCCAGGATATCCGCGTCTTTCCTCACGCCACGATTGACCCTGAAGAAATGGACTACAAACGCCGTTATAAGTCCGCTGCTGGCTTCAGTGGTAAAAACGTTGAACTCTTCCTGGGCAACATGATCAGCCTGTTGGCTAGGGAGCGTGTCGGCGCAAAAAAGGCATTTAATGCGCTCAAGGAATGGGACTGCTGGACCGTTGTATATGAGTACTTCCAGTTGAGGGGCAAGACTGAGCGAGACATTTACGAATGGATCAGGGACAAGCTCCAGGAGCGAACCATTCGATGGGGCGTAGCTGTCTGATGTCGGTTAAGAAAACAAAGTCAGGCCGCTGGCAAGTCGATGCCGAGCTATCCAGGGGCAAGCGTATTCGTCGCACGTTTGACCGTAAAGCTGACGCGGTTCAATTTGAAGCTAAGGTGCGGAGCAAGTCTGCTGCTGTTAAATCACAGTTGACGACCGAGCGTGATAACCGGCGTCTATCTGAATTGGTTCAATCCTGGTATGACCTGCATGGTCATACGCTAAATGATGGTGAGCGCCGTCATCGTGCGTTGCAGCGGTTGGCTCAACGCTTGGGTAATCCGGTTGCGCGTTCCCTTACGTCATCTGCCTATGCTCGCGATCGGCGGCAACGTTCTGACGCTGGTATCAGTGACAAGACATTGAACAACGAGCTGACGTATATCCGTTCCGTATTCAATGAGTTGTTCTCCCTGGGAGAAATCACTTACCCCAACCCGCTTTCCAAGGTGAAGCAGATCCGCATTCAGGAACAGGAACTGTCCTGGCTCACTGATCAGCAAATTACCGAGATCCTGAACGCTGTCCGTGATCGTCGACTCGGTTCAAATCCGCACTTGGAACCGCTCATACGCATTTGCCTGGCTACCGGTGCTCGCTGGTCTGAAGCTGAGAACCTGAAACCGGTGTCCCTTGTAAACAATGTCGTGACGTTCTCGAATACCAAAAGCGGTAAAGTCCGTTCGGTGCCGGTATCGGCTGAGTTATCAGATTACCTGCATGAGCATTGGCGGTTGCATGGGAGCTTCACCAGTAGCATTGGTGCCTTCCGGCGAGTGTTGGAAAAGACGCGTATACAGCTTCCAAAGGGGCAGGCGACCCACGTTCTCCGGCATACCTTTGCCAGTCACTTTGTTATGAAGGGCGGCAACATTCTGACGC